GATTCTGCAAATCCTGAAATGGAAGGTAAAGTTTTCATGTACACTTATGGGAAGAAGATCTTCGATAAGTTAAATGAGGCAATGCAACCTGAGTTTGCTGATGAAACTGCCGTAAATCCCTTTGATCTTTGGGAGGGTGCGAACTTCAAACTGAAGATCCGCAAGGTAGAGGGATATCGGAACTACGACAAGTCTGAGTTTGCAGATGTATCAGAGTTGGTTGATGGTGATGATACGGCAATGGAATCCGTTTTCAACACGATGTATGTCCTGGAGGAGTATGTAGATGCTTCTCATTACAAGTCCTACGATGAGTTGAATACTCGACTGTCACGGGTCCTGGGTGCTTCTGCACCTGTATCCACGGCAGAAGAAGTTGTTCTGGATGAAACAGTAGAGACACCAAGTGCCCCTACTGCTGATGCAGATGAAACTTTATCGTATTTCGCAAAACTGGCCCAAGAGGGATAATTAATCTAACCCTCTTTTTCCTTTAACCCAGAACGGAGTCTCATGACTCCGTTTTTTATTGGGCTTTACTTTCTTGACCTTTTTCTTATTCAACAGTTCAATCATTTCCATGAAGGACTCTGGGGTCGTATCTTCATTAATCTCACCAGAGGAAAATGCTTTTTCAACTAAATTTTGTATGCGTATTTGCGATACTTTTGTCATAATTAATATGCTCTTTTTGATGCTCCCCATACATGAGTTTTATTTTTCTTCTTGAACGATTCTGTCTTGAGAAATATAGCAATTTCCCATTCAGGTGCTTCTACCATTGCGATACCTGCCTGAACATGTTTGGTGAGATAATGTTTAAAACAGGGAGCAAATTGTTTAAACTTGCCCACACTTTTTAGTATTTGATAATTGATTTTCATCCTGGTGGATTCATCATACTTTTTATTATTCATAGTCTCCATCAATTTATCCAAGAATTTAGCACGAACCACTGGCGACAGGTAATGAAGATTCAGTCCATAGAATCCTTTAGGTGCCCGTTCCACTGCGATAATTAATGGGAAAGAATCATAGTACGGAAGTGTCTTACGATGCTTGGGATCATAAAAGAACATATACATCGACCCACTGCGAAATCCTCTTTTCCTTATTAGTGCAGAATCTTTCAGCAGTTTGTATTTATTTATTTTGCCTAATTCCCTCACCTTCCCACGGAACCATTTCCTCGAATCTTCTGAACGAGCCTTGATACCAGAACGAAATGCTTCTTTTTCTAACTTATCAAATAATGAATCTGCCATTTTCTATCCTTTCTTCCATATAACATATACTATAGCAGAGATACCAATTCCGAGGTTAAGGAAGTGCCATACCACCAGTGGGTCAATGTCCAAGAGCCATGACAACTCAAAGGAATGAGTTACATTGATTAATTCTATTGGTTTACCCAAATGACCATCCCATGTCCACCGAATCGTGCATTTTAACTACTAGATTAGCTTTCTCGAAGGCACCCACACTATTGGTTTGCCGTGTAACTTCTCCACCTTTATCATACTTGTAGGTGTGTTTGAATCCATTGGTATCCCGATAAGTTAATATACGTCCCTTTCTATCATATGTCTTCCAAAACTCCCAGAACATGTCAGGGTGTTTATCAGAATCCATGGTCTCTTTATTCTTGACAGGGATAATAAGTGTTGTCCGATAATGTAATATCTGAGATTTCTTATTATATTCATACCAGTGCTCGTGCCCATCATAACTATAATATGTCAGATTACCTTTCTTATCATGTTTTGTATTTTCTTTCATAATAATTTCCTCACGATGTCAATAATTTAATACCAAATCCCTTGAGAGTCTTTTCTGTCCATATCTGAAATTCACAGTTATTATCTTCGGCAAACTTCTTTGCTGCTTTCCATTTACTCATATTCTTTATATATATTAAAGTTTCCTTTAATATCTTGGCCTTATTTTTTATACGTTTATTGGGGGGTCTGGTCTGTTTATCTGGTTTAATTTCAATTAGATATTTCCTTCCATCACGGGTCTTGAAATAGATGTCTATATAATATCTATGCATTTTATTATCGGTCTCACATAGATATGGTATCACTACATCTTCAGAATTCCATTCGACAATATTTTCCTGTTTCTCTATCCAACGAAAGGTCTGCCTTTCCCACATGGAACGATAGACAATTTTACTGGCATCTCCTTTATATTTCTTTTTATTTCTTGGTGTATATTTTCCTTTATAATTCCTCACTAAGCAAAATATCCTTGAGGTGCCGGTCCACGACCACCTTGATCCAGGAATCTTTGTTGATACTGACTTCGCGATCCTGACTGACTACTATTATTTTCATTATTAATATTATTATTAGTAATCTGTTGAGAAGTACTAGTGTCTCCACCCTTTATTATATTAACCCCAGCAGCGGTTTCTTTTTCTTGTTTAGTTTTTTCGTCTTGTGACTTATCTACATTCGACATAGGTGTATCATTAATACCTTTAGGAACTTTTGTTACTGGATTCAAATTCTTTTCTTCCAGTATTTTCTTTAATCGTTCTAAAGTAGAATAATCCCAATCATCATAATTTATCAATCCCTGAATTCTACCTTGGGGTAGTGATTCCACTACATCCCAATCTTTTATTTGTGCTTTTTTTCCAATCCCCTTAAACCCGAGGTCAACTACCTTATGGTCATCAGTATTCATTCTATCTAATTCTAAAGCTGCAGTTCCACCACCCTCATCTGACATTAATTTTCCAGCACCATAACTAACTGCTTCGGCGGCCATTATAGCAGTTCCAAGAAATGGTATAAATCTTAGGGTGGCTTTTCCAAGAACTTTAGCAGCATTTCCTACTTTGGACATCATTCCTTTTGGCATAATATTTTTTGCTTTCTTCCCCATATTGGAAAGCGATGAAGGTTTTGTTTTTGCATTTTGCCCCATATTGGAAAGCGATGAAGTGTTTTTATTCTGTTTCGGGTTAAATGTATTAGGAAAAACTTTATTAATTGCACTCTTACCAAGTCCTAATATTCCCGTTAATCCAGATGATATCAATCCACCTAATTTTCCTACCCAACCCATAACGGTAGTGGTTATTCCAGATAGTGCTGCACCAAGTAATCCCACCAGCCCAAATTTTCCAAAAGTAGATTTTAATGACTCACCTTTCTCTTTTTTTGCGGAATCAGTATCAATTTTATTAATGGGCTCGAATTTGGAGGCAGATTCTAATTTATTCTCTGTTGCTCTTCTTCGATTTTCCTTATACTTTTTCTTTTCAAAATTAAAAAAGTTATCAAATTTATTCAGTGATGTTTCAGTTAATTTATTATTTTCCTCTTGACCTTCTAATAATCCTTTTATTAGTCCTCCATTATCTTCATTAAATTTCATATCAATAATAGATTTGAATTTATCAACGAATTTTGTTGATATATTATTTAAACTCTCGAAATTCTTTACCACAGATAAAGATAGATTACCTGTTTCATGAATATTAGTTGTTATTTGTTCAGATAAAAGTTTAATGTCCATCAGGAAGTGCCCTTCATACGTTGTTGTTGTTTTTCTAAATCTTCTAATAATAATGCTATATACACTTCCCTTTCCCATGGAATCATATTTTCTAATTCTGTTAATGAATAATTGTAATGTAAATTCATTGTAAAATTAGTTTCATAATAATTCACTAAGTTTGTATGGGAAAGGGTTATTAGAAAAAATTTTCGATTCCTTTTAATTTTATTTTATTAGTTTTATTACACTTCACACATTTGAATGAAGTTTTCAATACCACTTCTGGCATATTTTCAATAAAATCTGTTATTAACTTAAACTGATCTGGGTTCAATCCATCTAGAAATTCTTTAAGTTCTTCTTCGGATTGTTCATTTTTATCGAATATAGTATCACCCTGATATATATGGTCTATACATAAAAGAATTTTAGAAAATAATTCTTCGGTATTAGAATTGTTTTCATTACTTTCAACAAATTTTACGAACTTTTAAAAGCGTAAAAGCATGCGTACGTTAATCCACTCAGCAGAACGCACAGCACACAAATCCAGAGCAAATCAACAACTTACGAAGAACCAAAATGATTCCCAGAGTGAATTTGTTTTTGACATAGACAAATATAAGTTGAAATGAAAGGATAGTACAGTTTGAATGCTGGTTCAAGACGATGACGTCGGTGCAGTACAGTCTATATAAACATTATGTGTGAGGGTCCCG